GTATGCATTTGTGATTCATGCATACATCTAATCGCCCACTGGCGTGAGCGTTCTAATCTGCAGCCAACACATTGTCCGCAGGGTAAGTTTAATGATCGTGATATATCGTGTCTTTTCAATTCTGAAAAGACTATAGATCCATCAGTGCATTGATATGCACTTATAGGGTGATAACAAGGCATGTGAGGTGCCTGGAAGCTTTTTTAGAGCCTCCAGCCTCCACGTTGTGGGGCTTTACTCATATTTGCTGATTTAGTACGACGTGTGTTCTTTCTAAAAGAACGTGCTGAACGTCGTTTATTTACGGGTTTTCTATACATCATTTTTTAGATCTCCTTTTATCAAGCATTTAGGTTTTGGTGTCACCTAGCACAGTTACATCAAGTAGGTAACTGTGCTACGGCTTATTCAGCCGCCTTTTCAGGGGTGTTTTTAGCAGCTTCAACGGCTTCGGCAGCTGCTTTTTCGACCAATCCGAGTTCCTCGGCTTCTGGTCGATTTGTCTCGTTCTCTAAGAACTCAATCAGATTTGCGGGATCGTTATCAAAACGAGCCCTAATTTGGGCTGGTAACGCCTCAAATTCGTCTTGAGCCGCGATAACGCGGTTCAAGGCAGTATGGTAATCACCGATACCGGTGAAATCGCCATAGCGAGGCGATAATGGTTGTTCAGGCAATAAGCCTGTAACGTTAAATTGACGAAGGATATTATTAATATCACATTCGTCTTTGAAATGCTGCTGAGCCAGGGATGGCTCCTCACAAGCCAAACCTGACTCATTAGATGCAGCATCTTTATCATAATTATATGGTGTACGTAAAAAAACTGTATTTTTTGACATTATTTTCCTCCGGTAAATTTTTGATACTTTTGTTTAGCCCAGTCTTTACCAGACTTGTAGCTCTTTTCAATTGTTGAATCAATTGCTTGTTTACCTTTACTAAACATACGTTTAGTATCCCGATACCAGAATGGGTCGGGTGATGGTGCAATATTTTCTTGCACATTTTTAGTTTGAGCAGTTGTTAATTTTTCAGAAGCTCTAAGATTAACAATTTCTTGACTAATCTTTTTTAATGCTTCTTCAAGATTAGATTTTTGTTGTTGGTTAAGCTTAGTATTTTCAAGCGTATAACCAATATCGGCAGCAGTCTTAATAGTGTCTGCCTCTGTTTTAATAGTTTGGGCTGTTGTGCCTTTAGTAGTTGCGTCTTTAAGATCTAAATCCGCATTATTCATAGCCATTGTTTGGTAACCTTGTAACGCAGATCCTATAGCATTACCTACCTTTGCTGTGGACACCTGCCCCATTGCTCCGCTTGGGGTACCCGCTCCACCTTGAGAATAAGCAAGCATAGGATTTAATCCAGCTTTTTGCATGTCATCTACAGCAGTTTGATACTGCGTAGCTCGCATGCGCTCTTGGAATTCCATTTGCCTTGCTGCTTGTTGAGCACTAGCTTGATTAGCAGCTTGAGCTATATCCCAATTTTTTTGGTTAGTTTGTTGCTGGCCTAAAAAGCCCAGTAATCCACCAACAGCTCCGCCCAAACTAATCATATTAGAAGTGATCAATTAAGCCAGGTACGCTGTACATTGGCATTGGTCGTGCTTTTTTACAATCAAAAAAGCTATCAAAAATGAATTGTTGTCCGTTCGCAGATGCTCCAACTGCTACTACTCGACTCACTGGAGGTGTGTCTTGAATAAACGTTGTGTTCAACGTAGGTGTAGCAGTAAATTTTTGTGCAAGATGCCAGGCATCAATAGTTCCAGCAGCAGTAGAACGGAACAAACTTGAAATGCGGCTAGGATAATATCGGTATTCTGCCCAGCGTTCTTGATAACCAAATACATCATTATCCCCAGAAGTACCTGTAACATAAATTTCTTTATTAAGTACGGCTTGTTCGCCTAAGGTTGCAAATGCTGGGAAATAAAAGTCATATCGAGTTGATCTGCTCCACATACGAGCAAGACCCTGCTGATATGTAAGATCAGCACGTATAGATACTAATCCAATAATTACGCCATGTTCAGTGCTTGAATAAGTAAAGCCATGATTATGAGCCAAGGCAGTACCCATAGCAGCAAGTGTGCCCATAGGGGTAGTAGTTCCACTAGCATTAGTACCCGATGTCTGAGCGATCGGATTAATATTAATATTGGTTGAGCCACCCCCGATGTACTCGGGACGCTGTAAGCGAGCATCAGGAGAAATAACACCAAAATGTGAGCGTATAATTTCAGTATAACGAGTACCGCCACGAGCGTCACGCTCAAGCAGTTTTTGGATTTGGAAGGATTGACGTAGTTGATTAATTGTTGCAGCAGTTGCCGTAGAGAGGTCAGCATATAGTCCACTTACTCCAGTAGTAACAACACCAAGTGTCTTGCTTCCGGCTGGTTCAGATCCACCACCAGCAGCACCTAAATTAGTATTGTATGCACCTGTTAAAGCTCTAATTGCTGGAGTTCCTCCAACATATTGAGCACCATAATTTGTATTTCCATCAGACAAACCTAACGCTTTGCCAGTTCCATATACAGGTGCCGTAGTTCCTAATGGAAGTGTAACGGATGTACCTTTTTGAGGCCATGGCAAGGCAGAAGTAAAGTAGTCTTTTCGTTTCCCACGACGTAACAAAGTGTAATTACTAACAGTATCAGGACCATCACCAGTATCAACAACCACACTGTTTTGTAAATTTTCATCTCTAAACCATTCGTTATAAATTAAGTTATATGCTCTTGGCCAGAATGCACAATGTGTAACAGTATTACCGTTACCTACCTGTCCAACAGTAGGCAGTCCCATGTAATCTTGTAGTGAACCTATAGCGTATCCACTAGCTGGTGATACTTGTTGGGGTACAACATAAGAAATCGAGCTATTCGGATTTTCTTGTTGACCCATAAATTTTTGCCAATTGTCCCAGATAAGCCTATTGGGGACAAAGAAAAAGAAAGAATCTAAATGCATGTTATCCATAATTGGATAAAGAGGAGTAGCTAGACGTGCAAATGCAGTCATATTTAGGCGAAATGTATCGCCTGGGAGCATTTCATCTACGTACACTGGTACGAGATATCCAGCATCGAAAGTTGTTTTGTGCGTTGATTGACAATCAAACGACGAGCGGGGAATATCCGCTTTTGGAATCATTGTAAATTGGTGTACATCTACCGATTGATTACGATGCATTTTATTAAGCTCCCTAGTATGTTCCGACCCAAAGATAAAGCCCTTTGAGTCGGTTTATTTTTAAATCATTCCTTAGGTATTTTTACCTGTTTTCCTAAGGATAATAGCTTTGGTTGATCATGTAAAGCAAATTGACCAGTATTATCGTCAAATTCGCCAAACTCATATAAATCAAAATCATCAGGGTGATTATATAATTGGTTTTCCGGATCAGACCGGTTTACCTCGTCGCTAAAGCTCCTTATTGCGACACCAACAGAGGGAACAAACATTGGTCGACCGTACGCATCAGCTGCTCGGTCTTTTACAGAACATAGTACTAATTTCATGAGGAATATCCTTAAGTGAGGTTACGTTTAAGTTTTTGAAGTTTTGCCTGAATTACTTGTTCTTTTACAAGTAATCTGTCAGGCGTATTATCTTCATAGTTTAGTTTAGCAGACTTTTCTCGGAAGTAAAGTAGTTCGTCAAACTCATATGGATTGTCAATTTTATAATTTTTGTCATAATATTTTGGAGGTTTGACTTTTTTTCCACGAATTACCACGTAATCGTGAGGATACACATCGGAAGCGTATTTTTTATACCATTCGTAACCAATACCAGGCTTAAGGCTCATTTTCGTAAACTCGGGTTTACGAGTAGTTATTTCCCCTGTATCAGGGTCAATTTCTGTGTAATGTTCTTTTGCGTTTTTTCCAGTTACCTTTTTCATAATGTATCTAGCCACGTAGGCCGCGGATTCGAAAGTAACGTTTCCAATGGAGGAATGACCAAATGGCCAGAGTAATTCAAGGTCTTCGGATCTATATAAGATAGAACCAGAGGGACTCCTTCGCCAAAGTTTCTTATCATCGAAATCGAGTCCGAAGATACAAGCATGCCAGTGCGGTCTGCCAAGCGTTTCACCATATTCTCCAGCCATGTAATAACGAATTCTTCGTCCAGGATACCGTTTTCGTAATCTTTTAATAAAGAGCTGAAAGTCTCTATAGTGTAGTGATCGATCGCTTGGGATATGGTCATCATTGTAGGTAAGGGTTATAAAGCAGTTTTGTGTATGCATTTGTGATTCATGCATACATCTAATCGCCCACTGGCGTGAGCGTTCTAATCTGCAGCCAACACATTGTCCGCAGGGTAAGTTTAATGATCGTG